AGCCGCCACCGGCCCCGGTGTCCTATGCCGAGGCGCCAGCCGATCCGCTGCCTGGAGATTACGCCGCGCGCTTATGCGCGCTGGAAAAGGCGGTGCAACTGACGATGAGCAAGTTTGACGGCGGGCTTGAGCGTGTCATGGACCGCGCCCGCGCCTTCCATGCCTTCCTCACCGGCCGCCGCCCCAGCGAATTCACCCTGCCCCTCGAAGCCTACGAGGCAGCCGAGGCGGCTCTGAAGAATCTGGATGCCATCAATCAACAGCCGCTTTCCGAGCTGGCCGAGGCCAGCGTTGACGCTGCATGGGAAGTCATCATCAACCAGGGACGCTCAATATGACCACACCGTTTTATGACGACATCACAATCCAGAGGCTATGGGGGACTATCGCAGCCTGGAGGGTGGCCCGCGCTCTTGCTGTGGAAAACGCCGATGAAGCCCTGCAAGGCAAGGTGGATGATGTGATCAAAGGCGTCCTCGGCGGCAAGCTGCCGGCAAAGAAGGTGGACGAACTGCACGACGCCACCGGCAAGGCCCAGCGGGACCGCGCGGCGGGCCGGGCCATTGGTGCCAGCCGTCAACAGCTCGGCCTTATCACCCATGCCGGACAGTGACGTAACCGCCCTCGCCATCGTCCTCGCGGCAACAGCCATTAGCTGCACGCCCAGCGAAACCGCCGTGGCATTCGAGATGGCGGATGCCACATACCCCGCGCCGAGAGGGCCAAGGAAAATCGGTAACTACCATCGCGACACCTGGCTCCAAATGGCCCAGGCTGCAATCAAACATATGGAAACAACAATACATGAAACTTAACCTCGGCTGCGGCTACAACAAAAAGGATCAGGCAGACGGCTGGGTGAATATCGACCTCTCCGGACGCTGCAATCCCGATCTGGTGCTCGACCTCGACCATGAACCGCTACCCTTCAACGAGGGGGAAATCGACGAGGTGGCGGCAACCCACGTGCTCGAACACATCCGCTACCTGCCGTTCCTGATGGGCAACCTCTACCGCGTCATGACCCCCGGCGCCCTGCTGCGCATCGCCACCCCGCACCCGGCCAGCGACGGCTTCTGGGGCGATCCAACCCATACCCGCCCGGTCACGCTGAACACACTGCGCCTGTTCAGCAAAAAGTTCTGCGCCGAAGCCCGCAGCAAGGGCTGGCCGAACACGCCGCTGGCGGATTACGCGGATGTCGATTTCGAGGTGGATGAATTTCAGTTCAAGCTGATGCCGGAGTGGGAAGAAAAGCGGTTGAACAAACAGAATATACAGTATTGTATAAATCATTACGTCAACGTTGTTGACGAATTACTGTTCACTGTCAGGAGAGTGTGATGGCCATTGCTCTTTTGTGGTTCCTTGCCGGTCCCGGTCTTGTGTGGCTGACGCTGCAATCCTTCCGCAATGACCTGACGTTCCTCTGTTGCGTGTTTGCGTTCATGTTTTTCGGCTGGGCCTGGGCGACGTTGTGATGGCCCCCGCGCATGATACTGAGCGGCACATGATCATTGTCACCCTCCTGCGCTTTCTGCTGCTGATTTTCCTCGGTCCCCCGCTGTTTTTTCTCGCCGTCAACTACTGGGTGCATTTCTGGGGGCTGTAATGGGGCAGGAAACATCGAAGGCCGTCGCCAGACGGCTGCACGACAGCCGTTTCATCGCGCGCTACTTTCGTGGCTTCGGCATTGACATCGGCAGCGGGAATGACCCGCTGCTGCATTACGCCACGCTGTTCCCAGGCATCATGGGCATCCGGAACTGGGACAAGGAGGATGGTGATGCCATGGTGATGGCGGGGGTTGATGACAACACGTTCGACTTCGTTCATTCCAGCCACTGCCTTGAGCATCTGCAAGACCCGTGGCGGGCGCTCAGGAGGTGGGTAAGCATTTGCAAGCCGGGCGGGCACATCATTATCACCGTGCCCGACTGGCAGCTTTACGAGCACGGCAAGTGGCCATCGCCGCACAACGAAGACCACAAGCATCGCTTTTGCGTATCGCCGAGCGAATGTCCGGATGATCGTCCCGTGGATCTGGCCGGCCTGATCGCGGACCTTATCTCAGTGGACTGCCTGAAAATTGAGCTGCTGGACCAGGGCTACCTCTACGGCGCGCCCGACACGTTTGATCAGTCGTGCCTGACGATGTGCGAGCCGGCCATTGAATTCATTCTGAGGAAAAGATGAAGCTCTGCAAGGACTGCAAGTGGTTCCCGCCGTTTCCGCCCGGCTCGCCCTTGGATGATCAGAGATTTGCGCGCTGCTGGCATGAACTGGCGAGGCGCGTTCCTTCGATTGATGTGGTGGTCGGGCTGTCCGCCTCGCCCTCGCATCAAATGTGCTCCACCATGCGCTTCGAGTGGGAGCCTTGCGGCCAGGACGCCAGGTTGTATGAGGTGCGGGATGCCAGCCCTGATTAGGGTTGGCAGGGCCGCCATCGCCGCGGTCTTCGTCATGGCCCTCTACACCTACATCGCGGTCGCTATCGTGTTCGTGGTCTACCTGTTTTGTGAGGCGTTCAGATGACCCCGCTTGTTGAGCTGGCACTTTACCGCATTCTCGACGGCAACATAGAGGATGCCCAGGACTTGCTGCCGGCGATCGAGGCCGAGGGCAACGAGGCCATGGCGTGTCAGATCCGCGGGCGCATTCAGCTTCGGCAGAAGAAGTGGGCGGGAGCGCATGACTACCTGCAACGCTCCGTCAGCCTCGACCGCTCCAGTCCCGACGCCTGGATCTGCCTTGGCATGGCCAGTTACGAACTGGGGTTTTTCGAGAAGGCGGCGGAGTGCTACCGTCGCTGCATTATCCTCCAGCCCAACTTCGGGGTGCAGTGGATGAAGCTGGGTGCCGCGCATGGCATGCTCCAGCGTCATCCGGAAGCATTCACCTGCTTCGAGCGGGCGGTGATCCTCGATCCCAACAACGATGAGTGCCATCACTCCCTCGCGGTGCAGTACAGCATCTTCGGCTCCGATGAGCGGGCGATCGTGCATGAGGAAAAAGCCCTCGAACTCAACCCCAACAACATCTTCGCCAGGGTGGCGCTGGGTGCCACGCATCTGCGCATGGGCAACTGGCTGGAGGGATGGCGGGGCTTTGAACACCGCTGGTCCCTGCCGACGCCCGTGGCGCCGTGGTGGTATCGTGGCCAGCCGCTCTACCAGGGCGATCTGGAGGGGTTGCGTGGCAAGCGGGTGCTGCTGCGCTCAGAGCAGGGCTACGGTGACAGCATCCAGTTCTGCCGTTACGCGGTGGAGTTGTCCAAGGTTGCCTCGCATCTGATTCTGGAAACCCAGGGCGGTCTGCAACGGCTGTTCAAATGCCTGCCGGCTGAGATATTCGTGGCGCCGAAGATGGAAGATCAGGTTCGTCCGCTGCCGAACGATCAGCTTCCGCCATGGGATGAACAGACGAGCCTGATGTCCCTGCCGCTGCTGTTCGGCACCACCCAGGAGACGTGCCCCCCGCCCGTCGACTTCGGCGGCGGCCTCTATATCCGCCCCGGCAAGGGCAAGGTCGGCATCTGCTGGCATGGCGGGGCTCGCTACAGCGAGCCCCTGGCTAATGCCGTGGATCAGCGCCGATCGTTGTGGCCGGAAGTGGCCAAGCGCCTGCTCGACGCCATCCCCTATCACCGCTCGCTCCAGCAGGAGGATCTGGACACCGAGGACTGGCTGGAGACGGCGGAGAAGATCGCCGATCTGAAACTGGTGATCAGCGTCGACACCGCGGTTGCCCATCTGGCCGCCTCCATGGGCGTCCCCACCTGGCTGCTTAATCGTTACGATAGCTGCTGGCGCTGGGGCATGCGTGGCGACAGAACGCCCTGGTATCCGTCCATGCGCATCTACCGCCAGCCGACGCTCGGCGACTGGGACAGTGTGCTTGACCGCGTGATCGCGGACTACAAGGCTCTTGACCTGTGATGGTCTGTTGCGCGTGCGGGACCGCCGAGTGGTTCCGCGCCGTCCCGGCGACGATGCAGACGTGGTGCCGTGACTGCGATCCCCTGCTGACGGATCAGCCCGTGATGCGGTATCACGTCTCGCATGACCGTGACGAAACCCAAACAACCCAAGTGGCTCCAGTTATTCCGGAGGTACTTGAAGGAAATCAGAATCCAGTCGAAGCACACGTCGGAGGATATCGACGGGACTGGCGTGCCGCTCACTCTGTGGACCTCTCAAAGCCGGGTTCTGGAGCAGATTTGTCAGGGCCTGGAAGATGACATCCACGTCTTCTACATTCTGAAATCCCGCCAGCTCGGGGTGACGACGATCACCATCGCCATCATCCTGTTCTGGCTCGCCTATCACCCCAACACCATCGCCTGCCTCGTTTCGGACGGCCCGAAGAACTACGCCAAGAACCGCGAGACGGTGCGCAACTATGTCAACTCCCTGTCAAAGTTCATGGGAAAATCGTTCTCATTGGACAAGAAATACGGGGCGAAGGACAACCAGTTTGGCTTCACCTTTTCCAACAAGTCCCGCCTCGACATGCTCACCGCCGGCAACAAGTCGGCCTGGGGCGAGGGTGAGGGCTATGTCGTTGGACACCTCACCGAAACGGCTTCGTACGGCAGGGAGGAAGGCATATCGTCCTTCCGGCACTCCATGGCGCCGGAAAATCCCCGCGCGCTCTACATCTTTGAATCCACGGCTCACGGCAACAACCACTGGCGCGACATGTGGGAGGCGGCGATGGCGGATGAGCATTCGTCTCGCTGCATCTTCGTCGGCTGGTGGTCGCACGACCTCCAGCGCATCCCGCAGACCGATCGCCGGTTCAAGAGGTTCGGCACCGCTCCGCCGACGCCGGAGGAAACCGAGCGGATAGTAGCGGTCAAGCGGCTCTACGACTTCGATATCAGCATGGAGCAACTGGCCTGGTATCGCATGGAGATGACGCGCCCCAATTCGGGCGAAACGGACATGGCGCAGAATCAGCCCTACACGGCTGATGAAGCGTTCGTGCAAAGCGGCGTCAGCTTCTTCGGCCCCAAGCGCGTCCAGGCCCGCATCGATGAAATCCGCTCCGCCCCCGTTGGCGGCGTCGAGGACGGCGGCTTTGGCTACAAGGCGTACGAATTCTACCTTGCCGACGAATACCACCTCTGCCGGGTGGAGGCGCTGACACAGGATATCCGGACAGAGCGGATCAAGCTGCGCGTGTGGGAATACCCGAACCCGGAAGGCGTCTATGTCATTGGCTGCGATCCGGCGGGGGGACGCAGTGAGCTATCCAATCATCACTGTCTGGACCAAGAGACCGAAATTCTGACCAAGGCAGGCTGGAAGCGTCACGATGAGGTTGTCGTTGGGGATGAGGCGGTTTGCTTTGATTGCGACACCGGCAGCTACGCGTACGGCCCGGTCCAGCGCGTAATCCGCCGGAATGTAGACGAACCTCTTTATCGTTTTGCGGGCCGCGGCGTGGATATTTTGGCCACTGCTGACCATCGCATGGTTCATCGCTATAAGCATGGCTACAGATACACAAAAATCACAGGCTGGACGGTTTGCACGGCTGAAGAGCTTGCGCAGTCTGGGCGGGCGTTCATTCACGTCCCGTCTTCTCGTGCGCCTTGTGGCCAAGGCATTCAAGGCCTGACGTTGGACATGTGCAGAGCCCTGGGGTGGATACTGAGTGATGGCTTCATTGCTCAGTCTGAGCCGGTAATTGGCGGTCCAAGGGAAAGCCAAAAGCATGTGCGACCATACATTGTGCTTGCGCAAGCAAGAGTGACGAACAAGGCAGGCATTAATATTTCTGCGGCGATGGAGGAGGTGTTTTCCAGGCTGGCGCCCGACGCTTCGATAATCAAAACCCCTGAGACTGAAGCGGGAACAGAGAAAATAACCATTCGCATCGGCAGCAGGGTGGCAGCGCAATTTATGCGCTGGCTGCCGGGCCAGGTTTGCTTAAAAAAAGATCGTCGCATACCTCGCAGTCTTCTGACTGAAACGTCTCAACAGCAAGCGGATGCGCTTTTCACTGGGATCTTGGAAGGTGACGGCAGTT